TGAATACAGATTAAACCCCTTAGTTTTCCACAACTTAGGGGTATTTCTGTGGAAAACTATTACTTAATGATGCAAATAAGGTTAAAAAGGTATTAAAAATGGTCTAATAAATAGGGGTGCTAAATGTATCTCTTTTCCACAAGTGTGTTGAAAAGTGTTAGTAATGCAGTGGAATACGTGTGGAATTGTTGTTAGTTAGTGTGGATATTATGTGGAATAAAGGTGTGATTTTATAGTGATCTTACCGAGCAGAGTATAACACGATCTGCTCTAATTGTAAATACCTCGTTTATACTTTGTGAGGATATTACAATTTATAAAATATTAGTATTTCTGTATAAATATGGTAATAATACTTGACAGTTTTCCACAGAAGTATTATAATTAAGTATACACATCAACCGTCTAATCCCATGACAGTTTCTAACATCTACGGGCAGAAGAGTAAGTATAGAATAACACTGGAATTAGACGTGCTAGATGATTTTAACCCACGGCAAATTGATTGGAGGAAAGTATTACAAATTGAAGAGAATGAAGAACTTGATTGTTACATAGAGGAGATAGATTGCCCATTGAATTATTATAACTGAAGCGAGTAAAGTGTCCTTATAATGTAAGAGTCACAAGCACTCACAGTTACTAACAACATTATGGCAGATTACGTAAGCAGAGTATCACCGAACTTTGCAGAATTTCTATTGGAAAATGCAAACAATGGTAATGAAATCTTGGCAGTCCTCGATGATATTGTAGAGGTGAAAGATACAGCACTATAACTAACACAAACTAGTATGCACAGTTGTTGTTAATTAACTGTGTAAGTATGTGTGGGGTTTATGTTACATAGTGGTTACACAGTTGTTGACATAAACCTCATACAATGTTATGATGTTATATAACAGTTAAGGACAGTGTTTTTGCCCCCTCGGTGTTATGCCCGATGCGGGCGTTGCGTTTATAAAAAAGTGAAAGTCCCTAACCTACAACGAACCGAATTCGAGATGTATATAAAAAAACCACGAAAAAATTTTTTAACCTTCTAAGGTTTGCTATATAAAAAAAATCCCCGAAGTAAAAATGCCCCCTGAAGATTTAAGCAATATAACCACATATCATATCTACGTTAAGGATAGGTGTATATATCATAATTTAAAGCAAGACGAGTTTGATGAGACATGGGAGTTATTGAATGTAATGGTAGGGTTGTTGAAGACTGATTATACTACTAATGACTTAAGTTTTGAGAAGGCAGCCCCCACAGTGGGTGTCGGAGGACCGATCAGAATTGCAATAGAACCACCAGGAGAAGATTCTTATTAAAACATTGACATATACATAATTACACTGTATAATTGAAATGAAGGTAACTAAAGGTTATGGCAAAAGGATTTACTGTTAAAGCAAAGGCTCCCACAAAGGATGCAGCAAAGTGGGATATTCCTGCTATCAAAGAGAGATGGAAAGGAAAGACAATAGTATTCTGTCTTCCTGGTAGAGGATGTTCATATACCTTCTTAAAGAATTTTGTTCAACTGTCCTTTGATATGGTACAGTCTGGAATGAGTATTCAGATATCACAAGACTACTCTTCTATGGTTAACTTTGCAAGATGTAAGTGTCTTGGAGCAAATGTTCTCCGTGGTGCTGATCAAAAACCTTGGGATGGTAAACTAGAGTATGATTATCAACTTTGGATAGATAATGACATTGTGTTTAATGTAGAGAAGTTCTGGCAGCTTGCTGATCTTGCCATTCCTGCTGAAGGTGACGAAAGAAAGATCGCAGCAGGTTGGTATGCTACAGAGGATGGACATACTACCTCAGTTGCACACTGGTTAGAAGAGGAAGACTTCCGTAAGAATGGGGGAGTTATGAATCATGAGACTGTTGAATCAATGGGCAAACGTAACAAGCCTTTCACAGTTGATTATACAGGTTTTGGATGGGTCTTAATTAAGAAGGGAGTCTTCGAGGACATGCAATATCCTTGGTTTGCTCCTAAGATGCAAGTCTTCGAGTCAGGTGCAGTTCAGGATATGTGTGGTGAGGACGTGTCGTTCTGCCTAGATGCTAAGGAAATGGGTATAGAGACATGGTGTGACCCTCGCATACGTGTAGGACATGAGAAAACAAGGGTCATATAAGTTTTCGGTGAGCACTCAGTTAAGAAGTGAAGAATTATGGGATCTTTCAGCAGAGATACTCACCGAACTTTCTCGTAGGGATGGGGTTGACTACAGAATCAAAGCAACCCCCGAATCAGTTCAACGTAAATTGGAGGAAATCAACTAATGCCAATGCTAACAGTGACGAAAGATGGGAACTATAAACTCCCTCGTCCCAAAAAAACTCGTCAAGGACGCTCGGCTAGAACGTTACTATCCGCAACGTCTCGTAATAAAGCAAAAAAAGCATACCGAGGACAAGGAAAATAAGAAAGGAGGGTTAAGACCCTCTTTTTTTTATGTTAAATAGTAAAAACATACTCAAATTATGGAAAACTCCAAAAAGAAAATGCTAAGAGAGGTATCTAATGACCATCTTACACCTAAAAAACGTGATGAAATGGTGCAAAGTGAGATTTTTGGAGACTTTGAGGATGATGGATTGGATTATGACGACCAAACTATGACCTTATCTGAATTTTAGTTTATAATCCTTAATAAATAAACAATAATTGCTCTATTAGTGTGCCTCTAGAACGAGTTAGTCAAGGATTTAAAGACATTAGCATGACATTTCAGTCTAATCCACTGAATGATGACCTTATTGCACTCAAAAATGAGAATGCAATTGCACGTTCTATACGAAACATTGTATTTACATTACCTGGAGAAAAGTTTTTTAATGCATCTTTTGGTTCTAGGATCACTGAATCTCTTTTTGAGAACATAGATGACATCACTGCTACTGTTATTGTTGATGAAATACGTGAATCTATAGAAACCTACGAAGATAGAGTGCAATTAATTGATGTGGAAGCAGATCCAAACTTTGAAAACAACAGTTTTGATCTAACTATAAAGTATGAGATCATAGGAAGGAACGTTCCAGCACAAGAATTACAATTTGTTTTGCAATCAAGTAGATAAAAATGCCATTAGCTAACTTTAGTAACTTGGATTTTGACCAAGTTAAGATAACTTTACAAGATTATCTAAAATCAAACTCTAATTTTACCGATTACGACTTTGAAGGGTCAAACCTTTCAACGATTTTGGACGTTTTGGCATATAATACCTACATTACATCATACAATGCGAACATGATCACCAATGAGGTGTTCATTGATACTGCTACATTAAGAGAAAACGTTATATCTTTAGCTAGAAACATAGGTTATGTGCCTCGTCCAAGGCAAGCAGCAAGGGCAACAGTGTCATTCTTTGTGAATACAGAGGGAATTACACCTTCACCTGCTTCTTTGACTCTTAAGAAGGGTCCTGTGGCAGCTTCATCAAGTCCATTTGGTGGATCATCCTTTGTTTTTTCAATTTTGAGTGATATTACAGTTCCAGTTTTAAATGGAATTGCAGAATTTAACGATGTAGAGGTTTTTGAAGGAACACTTTTAACTCAAACCTTCACATATTCATCAAGAGTTCCAAATCAGAAGTTTATAATACCAAATATTGGTGTTGACACTGATTTAATGACCGTTTCTGTAAGACCGAACGAAGCATCTACCACAGAAACCAAATATAGTTCGCAAAATAGTCTTTTTGACGTAAAATCTGAGTCAAAAGTTTATTATTTGCAAGAAATTGAAGATGAGAGGTATCAAATATTCTTTGGAGATGGGATTTTTGGAAAAGAACTCGAAGATGGTAATTTTATTACAATAGATTACATCACTTCTAGTGGAGATTCTGCAAATGGGTTAAATTCATTCAATTTTTCAGGTAGAATTCAGTATACACGCAATTCTCAGTCATATACAATCAGTTCTGGCATCTCTTTGATGACAACTGGCATACCTGCATCGGGTGGAGAGACAATTGAATCGGTAGAGTCGGTTAGAAAGTTTGCTCCACGAATTTATTCGTCTCAAAACAGGGCAGTTACGTCAAATGACTATGAATCTTTGATTCCATCAAGAATTTATCCCGAAACTGAGTCAATTTCAGTTTTTGGTGGTGAAGATTTGATTCCTCCTCAGTTTGGAAAGGTCTTTATTAGTATAAAACCCAAAACTGGTGACTTTTTACCGAATTTGATAAAAGAGCAAATAAAATTAAAGTTGAAAAAGTATGCGGTAGCAGGAATTATCCCCGAAATACTTGATTTGAAGTATCTTTATATTGAAGTTAACTCAAAAATCTATTATAACAGTAATCTTGCACCATCTTCAGCATATGTATCCTCTGTTGTACAAACCAACTCTACTAAGTATGCAGAATCTTCAGAAATGAATAAATATGGTGCTAGATTTAAGTATAGTAAGTTTTTAAATATTATTGACCAAAGTAATGAATCCATTACATCTAATATTACGACCATTTATATAAGAAGAGATATAAGAGCTGTATTAAATGCTTTTGCTGAATATCAAATTGGTTTTGGTAATGAATTCCATATTAAGAGTATGAGTGGATATAATATTAAATCATCAGCATTTAGAGTTGCTGGTATTATGGATGACGTTTATATATCTGATATTCCTAATACAAATAGAGTTACTGGATCACTATTTTTCTTTACTGTCCCATCAGAAGCATCTCAATCTCCTACTATCATTAGAAGAAATGTTGGAACCATTAATTATAAGGAGGGAGTCATTACTATCAACCCAGTTAATATACAGTCTGGAATGATTAAAGATGGTCAAACTGTTGTTGAAATTTCTGCATGTCCTATGTCTAATGATGTCATTGGATTACAGGATCTTTATTTGCAACTAGATATTAATAACAGTACGTTTGAAACCGTAGTTGATGAAATATCTTCAGGATTAGATCCTTCTGGTTCTAATTATATTACATCTACCAGTTATGCTAATGGTAATTTAGTTCGTTCTGGAGGACGTAACAGTCGAACAACTACAAGAACAACTTCGGTTCCAAGCACATCAACTAGATCTACAACTACTACAGGTGGTAGTTCTACATCTACATCATCTACATCAGCATCTTCATCCTACTAAGATAGAAAGACTATAAAATGACAACAAAAAGAGTACAGTTTAATAACATTGTCCAGAACCAATTACCTGGATATGTAAAGTCAGACTATCCATTAGTTGCTGAATTTTTAAAATCTTATTATCAAGGACAAGAATATGAAGGTGGACCAATTGATTTGGTTCAGAATATTGATCAATATGTAAAAGTAGATAATCTAACTAATCTAACATACTCTGTTGGATTGGGTGCAACAGTTGGTATTTCGAGTGATGCGATTGATGTTGATATGCAGAACTTCCCTACAGGAACTCTGGGTTTTCCAGATTCTTATGGGTTGTTGAAAATTAATGATGAGATTATTACATATACAGGAATAACAACTTTTGGATTTACTGGATGTATTAGGGGATTTAGTGGTATTACCTCTTATAAGAGTGCTACCAGTTCTGAAGAGTTAGTTTTTGAAACTACAGAAGCTGATGAACATGCTAAAGGATCGACAATAGAAAATTTAAGTTGTTTATTCCTTAAAGAATTTTTAAAGAAGACAAAATATCAAATTACACCAGGTTTAGAAGGAAGGCAACTTACTCCTGATTTAGATCAAGAAGTCTTTATAAAACAATCAAAGGATTTCTATCTAAGTAAGGGAACTGATAGAGGTTTTGAAATTTTATTCAAATCTTTATATAATGAGGATGTGAATATCATAAGACCTCGTGATTTTCTCTTTACTCCATCTAATGCTAACTATAAAGTTACTAAAGATTTTGTAGTTCAAGCAATTGAAGGTAATCCCATGAATTTGGAATTATCTACTCTATTCCAAGATGAATATGGTGATAATATTGATAAAGCATATGCTCCCATAACTCATGTAGAAAAAATTGCTGTTGGTGTTGGAGAAACATATTATAAGTTTAGTGTAGATGCTGGATATAATAGAGACTCAAGAGTAGAAGGTGCTACTTATGGTACATTTGAGATTTCACCAAGAACTAGATTGGTTGGTGGAATTTCAGCAGGTTCTACTATCTTTGATGTTGACTCTACAGTTGGATTTGCAACTGAAGGTGAATTGCATTTTAGGTATAGTGATAATACTGTAGGAATAAGTTCATATACTTCTAAAAATTTAACTCAATTTTTCGGATTAAGTGGAATTGGTAAAACTATTGATAGTGCAACAGTAGTTGGTATTAATACATTTGCATATGGAAGTTCTGTTGTTGATCCAGATGAAACAATCGAGGTAAGAATTACTAGTGTTATTAATAGTGTTGAATATTCAGATGCTAATTGCCTTTATGGAAATGGTGATGATATAAAAATTAAAACTTTAGGAATTGGTGATACTGGGTATAAATTAAGTGGTTGGTCATATAATGTTTCACCAACTTATAAAGTTAAATCTTTAACTTTGATTGACGTTTCAGACTTTACTTATGAAGTCTTTACTGACGTTGATCATGAATTTAAAGTAGGTGATAGAGCTGTTATTTCTCGTTCTCAAGGAGAAAACACTTCTCTTCCTGCATCTATTATAAGTCAAATTACTTCTGCAAAATCTTTTATATTAAAAGAGCAGGGTGAAATTGATATTACCACAAATATGGATAGTAATCCATATGTTATAGAAAGAAAACTATCTAAAGCAAATGCACTTAACTTCCCTGAAGCTGCAAGATTTTCTTCAGATGTTCAAAATGTTTATAAAGAAAGAAAAACAGAAAGACTATTAATTACATCTCCATCTATTCCATCATATGATTCATCATCTCTTGGTGTGAATGCTAATAGAATTATATTCAATGGAAACTTTAGTGGAGATACTTGGGATATAATTGCCGATGCAACTACTCCCGTTGGTGTTCCTATTTTTGATCATGGATTCTATACTGGGGATTCTGTTTATTATACACCACAGATAGTTAATGATGTTTATGTAGACCCTACCAGTGGGACTAAACTTGATAATTTTATTATTAAATCATCTTTAACAGATGAGGGTCTTTATTTCATTCAGAGGGTAGATGCTAATAGAATTAAATTAGCAAAAAGTAGACCAGATCTTTATAATGGAAACTTTATAAACCTTGATAATGATGGCACAAGAACAGGTGTTGCTACAGATAATAGGATTGAACCTTTTAATTTCAATGGAGAAACTTTACAATCACAAAAATTAGCAAGAGTAATTTCATTACCAACTGATTCTGGAACAGTCTCTGAAACAACTCCTGGATCTACTGGTATTTTGGTAAATGGTGTAGAAATTTTAAATTATAAATCTTATGAAAAAGTTTATTATGGACAATTACAAAGTATAGATGTTCTTGCTGCAGGATCTAATTATGATGTAATTAATCCTCCTATCACTAAAATAACTGATAATGTTGGAACAGGTGCTACAGGATTTGTTGCTGTTAAAGGATCTTTAAAAAGTATTAGAATTATAGATCCTGGTTTTGGATATGAAGAAAAGCCTACAATAAAAATTACAGGTGGAAATGGGCAAGATGCTGTTGCTGCAATAAACATGCAGAATGTGGATCATTCTATTCCTTTTACAGCATCTTCAGAAAAAGTAGGATTAGGAACAACAGGAACTTTACCATCTACAATTGGATTTAGTACTTACCATAAATTTGCTAATGGTGAGCAAATTATCTATGTAACAGACAATCAGGAGTCGGTAGGTGGTTTGACTACTAGTGCTAGTTACTATGCCTCTGTAGTCGGTTCTGGAGGCACTACAATAAGACTTCATACTGATGAGGCTGGTGCTCTTGCTGGTATTAATACAGTTGTTCTAACCTCTCGTGGTTCAGGTACACAATTTATAAATGCTACCAAAACAAAATCAATAATTGAATCTATTAATGTTATTGACTCTGGAGCAGGTTATGAAAATAAAAAAAGAACAGTTCAACCTGCAGGTATTACCACATCATTAGATCAAGTAAAGATTGTAAACCATGATTATAAAGATGGTGAAATTGTAAATTATACATGCACAGGAACTCCTATTACTGGATTAACAACTGCTACAGATTACTATGTTTGTTTTGTTGATAATGATAATTTTAAATTAACAAGTGTTGGTGTTGGAACCACAGCTAAGGATTTCTATTATAGAACCAAGCAATATCGTCCTTTAACAAATATTGGTGTTGGAACCCATCAATTCAATTATCCTGAAATTGCTGTAACTATAACTGGTAATGTAGGTGTAGCATCTGTTGGTGTAGAAACTTTTGAAGCTAAAGTTCAACCAATATTCAGAGGAGAAGTAACATCAATTCATCTTGCTGATAAAGGTGTTGGATATGGATCATCAGAAATTATTAATTTCAATAGAACTCCAGATGTAAGTCTATCCTCTGGTACTGATGCTCAATTAACACCAATTATTCATAATGGATCTATTACTGAAGTTATTGTAGAAAATAAAGGTAAAGATTATATTGCTCCTCCAGATCTTCAAATAAATGGTGATGGATCTGGTGCAGTATTGACTCCTGTTCTTAAAACTGTTGGAATTGGAACAAATGCAAAATATCTTTTAGAGGAAGTCAGAGTTTTACAAAAAGGAATTGGATTTACAAAAGATGCTACATCCATAGATGTTCTTTCACCTGGTGAAGGAGTAAAACTTCGTCCTAATGTTCAACAATGGACTATTAACTTATTTGAAAAATATTATCAAGGGGAGCAGGTAACATCAGATGATGGTATTATTGTAAATGGATTGAACAAGAAATATGGTCTTCAATATACTCATCTATATGCTCCTAGAAAACTAAGAGAAGGTTTATATGCAACTAATCAAGAGGGAACTTCATTATATGGACAACCTGATTTGAAGAGAATTAATGGTCAAGAAGTTGAGTCTGCAGACCATTCTCCAATTATTGGATGGGCATATGATGGAAATCCAATTTATGGTCCTTATGGATATGTTAAGAGAGAAGGTGGATCTGTAGTTCAGATGAAATCTGGATATGTTGAAGAGGCAGCTCTTAAAGAAAATAGACCACCTTTAACAGTTTATGGACCAGGATTCTTTGTTGAAGATTACACTTTCAAAGAAAAAACAGATGAAACTATCTTGGATGAGAATAATGGAAGATTCTGTATAACACCACAATTCCCTAATGGGGTTTATGCTTATTTTGCTACTCTTAGCAATTCTGGTGCAGAACAAGGTGGTCAATTTAATAGTTACAAATTACCAGCATTCCCATATCTTTTAGGTGATAATTACCAATCAACACCTGATCCATTTAACTTCACACAATATTCTAATCAAGATGATTATCTTTTAGAAGAGGATAATTGGTATAGAAATACTACACCATATAATCTAATAGAAGGTGATACCAGGTATCCTTACATACCTATTCCAGATAGTTTATTGCAAACAATAGACATAAAAGGAACTCAACCAGGAGCTATTGAAAGTGTTGGTATTATAACAGGTGGAAGAAATTATAGAATAGGTAATAGAGTAGTATTCAATAATGAAGGTACTAGAGGTGGTGGAGTTGCTGCTCAAGTTTCAAAACTTAAAGGTAAATCAATTGAATCTGTAAGTATTGCTACTAGTAGTATAACGGGTGTTGAGATTTATCCTGGTCCTCAAAAAGGTCAATATACAGTCATAGCAGATGAACCTATTCAGTGGATTAATAATGATCTTATCAATGTAACTGGATTATCAACAACATCTTCAAATATTGAAGGAACTTATAATATTGGTATTAGTTCTAATAGATTATTTGTAGCGGGAGTAGGAACTACAGCAGTTGCTATAGGAACTGATGGTGCAACTGGTATAGTTACTCATTTTGATGTTTTAGGTGATTTAAGATTCCCTACTATTAGATCTAATGACATTCTTGGAATTGGAACAGAAACTGTAAAAGTATTAAATGTAGAATCAGGAAAATCAAGAATTAGAGTATTGAGAGGGGTGAATGGTGTTACTGGAGTTTCACATACAGTAACTGCAGAAATTTTAGAACATCCTAGAAAATTAACTGTTAATACTGGATTTACCTCTACTTATGAATATAGAGTTAATAAACAGATTTATTTTGAACCAAAAGAGGCAGTTGGTGTATCTACTTTAGGTGGAGTGGGAATTGGTAGTACTCTTGTATTTTCTAATCCTGGTATTGGAATAACTCAACTGTTTGTTTATTCCAAGCAGATGTATATTCCAAACCATGAATTAAAAACTGGTGATAAAGTAACATATGCTCCAGGAAATGGAACAGGTATTACTATTAGAGAAGATGGGAAAGCAGGAACTGCTTCTGGAATAACAACATTACCAGATGGGAAGGATTTATTTGTTGCAGTTGTTAATTCAAATATAATTGGACTATCCACATGTAAGGTAGGTTTGGGTACTACAGGAACTTTTGTGGGCATTGCAAGCACACAGAGAGACTCTACAACGTTCTTCTTTGCAGGAATAGGAACTGGAGTATACCATAGTCTTAAAACTAATTATGATGTAATTACAGGTGAAATTAATAGAGTTAAAGCAACTGTTTCTACTGGAGAAACTCATGGACTATTAAACAATGATATTGTTGATATGAATGTTAGTCCTGGAATTTCTACGACTATTGTTGTTAAGTATAATGATTATAATAGAAAGGTAGTAATTAATCCAAAATCATTTACAGCAGCAGGAGTAAACACTACAACCAATGCTTTAACAATATCTAATCATGGATATAAAACAGGTGATAAAATTATTCATACCTCTGAAATTCCTTGTGGTGGTTTAGTTAATCAACAATGTTATTACATTGTTAAAGTTGATGATAATAAATTTAAATTATCAGATACATATCATGATTCAATTGAGGAAAAACCACCTATTGTTGGAATTACTAGTACCTCTGTAGGAACTATCAATCCAGTAAATCCACAGATAAAATTATACAAAGATTGTAGTGCTGTTTTCGATGTTTCTGACACATCTTTATCATATGTAAATCAGGCAACAAATTATTCTGCATTTAATCTTACCTTCTATAAGGATGAAAATTTCACTAAAATTTGGGACACTTCAACTTTAACAAAAGACTTTAATGTTGTAAGAAATGGAGCTGCTGGTATAACAACAGATGCTAATGTTACTTTAACAGTAACAAAAGAAATTCCTACTGAATTGTTCTATAAATTAGATCCTATTTACGATAGTAATCTTCCTGATGTTAAAAAAGAAGTAAGTATTGATAAAGGTGTTATTTCTGGAAGTCAGGTAACTATTTTAGAAAGTTTATATAATGGTCAGCAAAGAATTACTATAGCAGCAACAAATCAATTTACATATACTTTACCACAAATTCCTGAAAAGACATCCTATGGTTCTTTATCAGATTTAAGTTATGAAACTAGCAGTAGTAATGCATTTGGTGAAATAACATCATTTGAAATAAAGAATCCTGGTAAAAATTACTATTCTCTTCCAGGAATTACGACAATTAATAGTGCTGAAGGAACTAATGCAATTATTTCTGGTGTTAGTACTTCTATTGGTAAAATTAAAACTGTAAGACTTAAGGATGTTGGATACAATTTCCCATCTGATCCAACTTTGATGCCAAGTGCTTCATTGCCACAAGTTATAGAATTAGATGCTCTTAAATCTGTTGAATCTGTTGGTATAACCTCATTTGGTGTGGGTTATATTTCTGCACCCGAACTTTTAGTTATTGATGGGTTTACTAATAAACCAGTTTTTGATCTTGATTTGAGATATACATTAGGTAATCCAAATGTAGAGATTCTTAAGAATACTTTTGGTATTCATGATGCACCACCTACTGTTATACCTCTTAAAAACTCTAATGGAGTTGGTATTAGCACTGTTGGATTTAACACAGTCAGTAAGAATGTAACTGTTACTCTTGCAACTGGATTTAGCACTGCAAATAGCTTCCCATTTGAAGTTGGAGACTTAGTTTATGTTGAGGGTATTAGTGTAGGTATAGGAACAACAGCAAGAGGGTATAACTCTTCAGAATATGATTATAAACTTTTCAATTTAACTGAGGTTGATCCCAATTTAGGTGGTATTGGAAGTATTACTTATAACCTTACAGATTTCTTTGGAGATTTAGCACCTGAATTAACACCAGGCACATATGACTTTGTTAACTCAGCAGGAAGAGTAGTTCCACAGAAATACTTCCCACAATTTGATGTTAAACTTACAAAATCAAATGATTATGTTCCTGGTGAAACTGTTACAGGAACTTTGAGTAGCACAACAGGTGAAGTTCAATATTGGGAAGCAAGCACTGGTATTTTAAGAATATCTGCACAAAAAGATTTTGTAGTTAATGATATTATAGTTGGTGGTGCTTCTGGAGCTCAAGGAACTGCTACATCTATTAAATCATTTGATGCATATCTTAAATTAGCAGCAACTGCTAGAGTAGAGGGTGGTTGGGAGACAGAATCAGGATTCTTTAATAGAACTCTACAAAGATTCCAAGATAGTGACTATTATCAAAACTTATCATATTCATTAAGTTCTAGAGTTGACTTTGAGGTTTGGGATGATCCAGTTTCTACTTTAAATCATACTATTGGATTTAAAAAGTTTGGTGATTATCAATTAGAATCAACACCTGATCAAAAAGACTCCTTAGTCGTTGGTTTATCAACTGAATTATCTGCTTATACCGTTGTTAATGAGTTGCAGTCAACTGTTAATATGCATACTGTTGAAGATTTTGATCTTGCTTCAGAAAATGTATTAAGGATTAATAATGATACTGTTTCCACTGAAATAACTTTCTCAAGTAGAATTTTACAAGATTTCCAAGAATCTATTGGTAATAGAGTAGTTTCTATTGATGACTTTAGTGGAACATTTAATAGTAATCCAAGATCTACTAGATTTACAACAGTTGCTTCTTGGACTTTAGCAGAAAGAAGAGCATTAAAGTATTTCCTTTATGTAAGAGATAAGAGATTCACTGCTCAAAGACAATTAACTATTGTTGATATTGTTCATGATAATAATTTTGGATATCTTAATCAATATGGAAAAATTGATACTGTTGTTGATCAAGGTGATTTTGATTTTGCAATTTCTGGTAGTTTAGGAGAATTGAGATGGTTCCCAGTAAAATTCTCTGTTAATGATTACTTTATTGCTAGTCTTTCATTCAATTTGGATGATAATGCACTAAGCACTGGTAGCACAGTGGTTGGACCATCTATTGTCGATACTGAGAGTGTTGCTATTGGTGTTGGTATTGGAACTACAACAATTGTAGGAATAGCAAGCACATATAGATCTGCTCATGTAATGGTATCAATTAATCCTGATATTAATCGTGAAGAATTTGAATATAATCAATTTAATATTATTCATGATGGAACAACTGTTGACATAATGGAATATGGTCGATTATCAACCAACATAACTGAAGGATATGCCACTCGTACTGGTATGGGAACTTATCGTGGATATATTGAAAATGATTTAATAAAAATTGATTTCTTCCCGAATTCAGGTGTTGGTATTGGTACAACTGGTGCTATTAACACGATGTTGGTCGGAATGGCATCTTCTGAATATAGTGGAATATCAACAGTAGAATTAAAACATGCTCTTCTTGAATCTAGATGCACTGGTATTGGATCTACAACATCTCCAATAGAAAATGTTATAGCAGAATATCCTACTGACTATCAAGGTGCTTATTGCTTTGTTCAGGTTACTGATTGCACTAATAAGGCATATCAAATGTCTGAGTTCCTTTGTATTAATGATTTTGTTACAGATGAAACTCAAGAAAGTTATGATGTCGAATATGGTAATGTTTATTCTGGTAATGCTGGATTAGGAACGATAGGAAGTAGAGTTTCAGCTGCTGGAACTATGTCTATAGTCTTTACACCAAATGCAGGTCTTGATGTTCATACTAACGTGTTTAGTAATGTATTAAGAATTAGTGATGATCTTAAAGATACAATTGATTTTGATAATGGTGCAATAGAATCTGGATTTGGTGATTATGAAGGAACTGACCGTGCTGTTAAGAGAGAATTTGAATTAAAGCATAGATCAGATACTATATTTGAGAAACCATTTGTTGGTGAAGATAGTTCTATTGTTAAAGCAGATGATGATACTATTATTCTACCAAACCACTTCTTTGTTACTGGAGAGCAACTTACATACAATCATGCTGGTGCTGGTAAGACAATGGCAGTTGGTATTGCTACCACTAATGGATTTGTTGGAGTTGGCACAACTAATAAACTTCCTGGAACATTCTTTGCAGTTAAGGTTGACGATGACTCAATTAAGATTGCAGAGACTGCTGAGAAGGCACTGAAGACTGTTCCAGAAGTAGTTGATATTACTAGTGTTGGAATAGGAACTTCGCATAGATTTAATTCTATTAATCAGAATTCTAAGTTATTAGTCTCTATTGATAACATAATTCAGTCTCCAATAGTTTCTACAGCAGTTACATCACATTTAACTTCATCAGTTGTTACTACAGATGAGTTTATTAATCTTGCAGGAATCACTTCCATATTTGGTGGAGATTTAATTAAGATTGGTGATGAGATTATGCGAGTAGATGGTGTTGGTATAGGTTTGACTAATAGGATACAGGTTAGAAGACCTTGGATGGGTACAGCACTTGCTGGATATAGCACTGCTACTGTAGTTACTAAAGTTGTTGGTAACTATAATGTTGTTAACAATACAATAAACTTTGTTGCTGCTCCAAGTGGTAATGTTCCTTTAAGTACTACTACAAATAGACCTGATGAAAGAGATTGGGTTGGTATTTCAACTGGATCTAGTTTTGAGGGAAGAATGTTTATGAGATCTGGTGTTCCAGATACTTCAGAAGAAACCTATTATAGAAACTATGTGTTTGATAGTCTTTCTGATCAGTTTACTGGACAAAAAGCAAACTTTACTCTTAAATCAAGTGCATCAAACGTTTCAGGATTAACTACAGATAATGCAATCATTCTTGTTAATGATGTATTCCAAACTCCTGGTCCATTAAACAATTATACTTTAGCTCAAACAACAACTGGTATTACTACCATTACCTTTACTGGCACAGGTAGTTCTGTTTCTGGAGATCCTAATGTAGGAACACTTCCATTAGGTGGTGCGATTGTTTCCGTTGCTTCTACTGAGGGATTTGGTTATCAACCACTAGTAGCAGCAGGTGGAACAGCAGTTGTTTCTACTGCAGGAACTATTACTTCTGTAAGTATTGCTAATACTGGTTCTGGTTATAGAGTGGGTGTTCAAACTACCGTTAATGTTGCTATTCAAACGTCTACCCTACCAGGTGTGAGTGTAATAGGAATTGGTACTGCACAAATCTCTGGTGATGGTCATATTACAGGGGTTGCTATTACTAATCCATATATCTTCAATCTACCTTTATTCATATCAAATGTGGGGTATGATACTTCCAGTGGATTAACTACAGTTACTACATCTAGTGCTCATGGATTCTCGGTGGGTGAAGAGGCAGATATAACTGGTATTGCATTTACAAATCTATCTTCTAGTCCTAAAGCAATAACTAATTTTGTTTATAGTGCTACTAGTGGTGTTGCAACTGTTACCACTTCCGCTAATCATGGTTTTGTTGCTAATGAGGATATTGTATTAACAGGATTAGCAATAACTGAGGGTAGTAGCAATATTACATATCCAAGAACATCAGATCCATATTATACTGGATCTAGAATTAGTTCTGTATTAACCACAAAACGTTTTGTAATTCAAGTTGGTGCAGGTAATACGGCACTTCAGTATACTTCTGGTGGTACTGCTCAGTTAATCAAATTACCTACTAATTTCCCTGTTGATAGCACACCAGTTACTCGTGTTATAGATACGACCACTTTTGCCTTTGATGCTGGAATATCCACACAAGTTAATCTTTATAATAGAGGTGGTGTTGTAAGAAGACCACTTAAAGTTATTGTTGATAGTCCATTATCTTATAGTGGTATTGCTTTGACTTATTCTTCTGATAGTCCTGCAGGAGTTGGAACGGGTGGTATAGCTAATGTTGTTGTTGGACAAGGATCAAGTATAATCAGTTTCACAATTACCAACACAGGAAGTGGTTATGGTAATGATGAAATTTTAACTTTACCTATCGGAGGTCCTACTGGTATTCCAACTGATCCAACTAAGACATATAAAGAATTCCAACTTACTCTTGATCCATGTTTCTATGATGAATTTACTGGTTGGTCTGTTGGTGAACTAGAAACAGTAGATAATGTTGAGAAATTTATTACTGGAACTAGAAAAGATTTCCCATTAGAACTTAATGGAGAAACATTGACAATTAGAGGTAGAAAAGGTTCTAAGATTATTGAACAAGATCTTCTATTAGTATTTGTTAATGATGTTCCTCAAGTTCCTGGTGAAGGTTATACTTTCCCAGGTGGTAGTAATATCACATTTACTGAAGCACCTAAAGAAGGTGATAGTATACAGATAATATTCTATAAAGGAACTGGATCTCAAGATGTTGTTGAAAGAAGAGTTTTAGAGACTGTTAAACCTGGTGATGAATTAGAGATAGGTCATTTAGAATCTCAAGACTTCTGGTTGACTGAATCAGTTAGAGTTCCACTTAGTGTAGATTCTACTGATCGTGTTTCTACCCCTCCATATTATGGACCAGGAAATACTGCAGATCCTAATCTAGAAAGACCTATTAAATGGACTAGACAGACTGAAGATAAGATTATTAATCAGATAGGTGTAGGAAAAGATAGGGAAATTTATGAACCTGTAATTAATCCTTATTCTCCTATTATCAAATCTGTAGGTATTGGATCAACAGTAATATATGTTGAAAATGCAAGACCTTATTTTGATCCTTATAATGAAGTTGATGATACTTCTCCTGAAGCAACAGACTTTGATTTCCAAAAGAAAGTTAGATTTATTTCTCAAGAAATAAGATCTGGTGCTGCTGGAACTGCTATTGTATCTGGTCTTGGAACTATTAGTTCTGTGGCAATTTCTACTGGTGGTATTGGGTATAGCACAGCTGTTGTAAGTTTTGCATCTACATCTATAGGGGATAATACAGTTGGTGTTGTGACAACATCTACTAGAGCATTTGGAACTCCTGTCATTAGTGCTGCAGGAACTATTACTGGTATTGCACTTACTGCAGTTGGATCAGGTTATACTTCATCCAACCCACCATCTGTTCTTATTAGTCCACCTGTATATGATTTTGCTGAAGAAGAAAATACTGTGGGTAGTTATGGAGGAGACTCTGGTGTTATTGTTGGATTCGGAACCACTACTGTTGGTGTTTCAACTGGATATCAATTAGTATTTGATTTACATATTCCTGCTTCTTCCGACTTAAGAAATTCTAATATTACTGGCACTGCTGTTACTATTAGTGGAATTAGCACTGGTGATTATTTCATCGTTAATGATTCTAACGTTGGATCTGCATCTACATCAATTCGTGCTTTGGCTGCAGATGGTGCTACTATCGGAATTGGAACTGACTTTGTAAATAATGTTTATGAAGTAAATACATTTGAGATAGTGCAATCTCCAACTGGAATTGCTTCTGATGGAGTGGGAATAGGAACCACTCATATGAATAGAGTATTCGTCAAGATTGGTGATAACTTTACATGGACTGGTCAATGGCCTAGTTTCAGTGGAGTTGGAATCCAGACTGGAAATTACTTTGGATCATATAGTTGGGGTAAGATTATGCTTCCTTCAAGATCTGAAAGTAATGCTTATGATGCTTATACATTAGGTGGTGTGGGAGGAATAACTACTTCTCCTGTTGTAAGAAGATCTAGATCTCTTAAACATAAGCAGTATTATACACCCCCAAGTTAATCCTTAATAAATAAAGAAAAAATCTCTGTCCAATGGCTGCAATTATAACTGATCAGATTAGATTGTTGAATGCAAAGAATTTTGTCGCGGGAGTTACTTCTACTACCAACGCTTATTATTCTTTCATTGGGTTGCCAAACCCTACCGATATTCAAACTGATTGGAATACTGATCCCCCTTCTCCAAAAGATAATTTCACTGAGGAGAATGATTATTGGGATAATATGGTTGCACTGAAAAAGGTTAGTGCAGGTGATTGTAGGCAGGTTGTTACTAAAAGAGTTTGGTCATCAGGTACTACCTATGACATGTATAGAGGAGATTATAGTAGATCTAATACTGCTCCAGTATCTGGTGCAACAAATTTATATAACTCAACTTTTTATGTTATAAATGCTGATTATAGGGTTTATATTTGTCTTCAGAATGGAACTGATCCAGATAACCCTAATGGAAGACCTTCACTAGATGAACCAACTTTCACTGATTTGGAACCAAGATCTGCTGGAAGTAGTGGTGATAATTATATTTGGAAGTATCTTTATACAATTAAACCTGCTGATATTATTAAATTTGATTCTACTGATTTTATGCCCGTTCCTTTGGACTGGGAAACAAATGTGGATGATGCAGCAGTCAGAGATAATGCTGTAGATGGATCTATTAAGATAATTACTATTACAAATCGTGGTGAAACCATAGGACCTTCTGGAGGTACTGAATATACAAAAGTGCCTATTAAAGGAGATGGATCTGGGGCAGAATGTACAATTACTACAACTAACGACCAACAGGTTGATACTATAGTAATTTCTAAGCAAGGTTCTGGATACACTTATGGTAGTGTAGCTTTAGATGATGGAGGTGTTCCAACAGGGACAACTATTCCTACCTTTGATGTTATTATTCCACCTCAAGGTGGTCATGGTGCAGACATTTATAGAGAATTGGGAGCAATGAATGTTCTCATATATTCTAGAATTGAAAATGATAATGAAAACCCAGATTTTGTTACTGGTAACCAAATCGCAAGAGTTGGATTAGTAGAGAATCCTCAAAAATTTGATTCTACTGCTTTATTAACAGCAGATAAAGCAAGTGCTACAAATGCTTTAAGGTTAGCTGGTTCTGGTTACAGTTCTGCTACATTTGCTGCAGATAGTTATTTTACACAAACAATTTCTGCTGGATCAACAGCTCAAGGAAGAGTTATTAACTATGATGAAAAAACAGGAGTATTAAAGTTTTGGCAGGATAGAACTCTTGCTGGATTTAATACTGTTGGAACTGCACAAACAAATCCAACTTATGGATACAATTTAAATGGATTTACTGGTTCTCCTGGAACTGGTGGTAATTTGGAAATTGTTCCTACAACTGGGTCTACATTACAAATTGATAATGGATTTACAGGTATATCTACTGTAATAAATAATATCACATATTATCTTGGTCAAACTTTCACGGACGGTATTTCCAATCCAGAAGTTAAGAAACATAGTGGTAACATTATTTTTGTTGATAATAGACCAGCTATAACTAGGTCTGTTAACCAAAAAGAAGATATTAAAATAGTATTGCAGTTCTAAGAAATCATGCCACAGCAGACAAATTTAAATGTAGCACCATATTTTGATGATTATGATTCATCAGATGATTTTTATCGTGTCTTATTTAAACCAGGGTTTCCTGTTCAGGCAAGAGAATTAACGACTCTTCAATCTATACTACAAAACCAAATTGAAAAGTTTGGTCAGCACTTTTTTAAAGAAGGTGCTAAAGTAATTCCTGGAAATACTGGATATAATCAAATTTATTATGGTATTCAAATACAAAATAATTACCAGGGTGTTCCTGTATCTGCATATGCTGATCAATTGATTGGTACAAAAATTACAGGACAAAGATCTGGAGTTAGTGCTATTGTTGATAATCTTATATTACCTGAAGAGTCTGAACGTGGTCAACTTACTGTTTATATTAATTATTTAAATTCAAGTACAACTAATAATTCTAGTCAAGAATTTTTTGATGGAGAAGAATTAACTTGTAATACTACTATTTCATCTGGATTATTAGGTAATACAACTATTGCTCCAGGTGCTCCTTTTGGTGTCACTATAAGTAATAGTGCTGCTATAACAGGATCTTCTTTCCAAATTCAGGAAGGTGTGTATTTTGTTCATGGTCAATTTGTAGGAGTTCAACAAGAGACTCTTATTCTTGATCAATATGGAACAGTACCTAGCTATAGAATTGGTTTGTTTGTTAATGAAGAAATAATTAATGCTGATATTGATGAGAGTTTGAATGACAATTCTCAGGGATATAATAATTATGCTGCACCAGGTGCTGATAGATTAAAAATTTCATTAAGTCTTTTCAAAAAATCTGTAGATGATTTTGATGATACTAGTTTTGTGGAACTAGGAACTGTCAATGATGGTGTTTTAAGAACTGCTAGAAGTGCTTCATCAGGTAGTGGTAATGGATTAATAATAGCTGGTGGTGGAGGTTCAGGTTCATTAGATTTAACAGATACATTAGCAAGAAGAACTTTTGATGAAAGTGGTAATTATGATATAAAACCATTTGATATTACTGTTTTTAATTCTTTAAACGATAATATTGGAAATAGAGGTATTTTTCAAGCTGGACAATTTACACCTAATGGAGGAACTCCTTCCTCAGACTTAGCTGTATATAAAATCTCTCCAGGAAAGGCATATGTAAAAGGATATGAAATTGAAACATTAAATCCAACATTTATTGATTGTCCTAAAACAAGAGATACAAAACTAATAGAGAATCAGTCAATAATTTATAATACTGGTCCAACTTATAAACTGAATAGTGTTTATAGAACTCCTACTGTAGGTATTGGTAGTACATATGTTCTAAGTCTTAGAAATGAAAGACAAGGATCTAATCAAGAAAATGCTGCAGGAAATGAGATTGGATATGCTAGAGTTTATGATTTTAGATTAGAATCACAGAATTACAGTTCAAATAATTCAAATTTAGATGAATGGGAACTTGCTTTATTTGATGTACAAACATTTACTGAATTAAAATTAAATAATCCAATAACACAGTCAGTTCCTGCTATTATTGAAGGAAAGAGAAGTGGTGCAAAAGCATTCCTACAGGGATCAGTTACTGCTGGATTGGGATTAACTGTTTATGAAAAAACTGGTAACTTTATTAAAAATGAGCAACTTATAATCAATGGTGTTAATAATGGAAGAATTGCTGTAGGTATTACTCAGTATTCTG